AGTAAATTTTTACTACTAATAGTCATTTTATCTTCTTCAATCAGTTGCTTAAATTTTGCACAGGCTGATATTTTATGTTTGAAGGTTGTGTTAAATCCTTTTCTAAATTTCCTTACATGACCTTTACGTTGTGGTTCCGATAATAAAGTTCCTTGAATATTTTCTTCTCCTATATCTTGAACTGCCATTAGTGCCGCCTCACCTAATGTGTTGTTCTCTAGTGTGTAGTATATTGTAGGTGCAAAGTCACCCAGTTCTCCTAGTCTATCATGAATATGCTTTAGTATTTCACGCATAACTTTTACTTGTCCATTTACTGGTGTTGTGTTGTGTTGCCATTCAGCAACCTGTTTCATTTCAGGCAACTGAAATATTTGGATAGCGGCATAGTCTCCGCCTGTGCCTAAACACGGATCCAATGCAACAAGGTAAACTTTATTTTTTTGAATCTCTTCATACCAACGTGTTTGTCCCATTCTCAGTGAAGGATTTCTTGCTTCAAGATCAACTAACTTAACACTATTAATAAGTGTTTCATCATAAATTAAAAATTCACACTCATGTTCACGTCTAAATCTTTCTTCACCTATACGTGAACGTTCGTCCTTGGCCCATGATTCATCTCTATCTGGATGTTCTGACCAGTGGCATTTGTACGCCGCAAAACCATTTCTGCCCAAACCGTCTTTGTTAGGATTGCCAAATTCATCTTCTGTTTTAAGTGCTTCTTTCCAAATAAGTGCAAATTGATCTTCATCAGAGTTTGGTGTTGATGTAATTAAACATTTACCACCAGTAGCAAGTGTTGGAGATAATGCAGTCCAGAACTCCTTTGCTTTGGTTGGAGGATTAACAAAAGCAAACTCATCACAGTAAATTACTGAAAGTGACATACCCCTACCAGTATTTTCTGTTGTTGTGGTTGCTTTCACACGTGAACCATTATCGAATTCAATTGTATTTCTGTTGTAAGAATACACACCAGGACGTATAAAGTCCGGCACAGACTCATATGCATATCTAAATCTGTTCATTATGTCTTGTGCTCCAGCATATTTGTGAGCGGCAATCAGTATTTGTGAGTCTGGATTGAACATGGCATACCACAACAAATAGGCAGATGCACAGGTAGTTTTTCCTGTTTGTCTTGGCAACATACTAATACTAAATCTGTTTTCATTGTAATTTTTTAGCAGTTTTTTTTGATAAGAATATGGTTTAAATTTAATGGCACCTTTGGTTGGGTGCTGTATAGACAAAAAATTTTCTGCAAAATATAAGGGACCTTTTTTAGGATCAGCACATTTTTTTAAGTGCTTGATCTCTTCATCTGTATATTTGTGTTTTTTGTGGGCCTTTTTTACTAGATTCCCTTGTAGACTTACACTCATACTAATATTTAACTAGATAGATATAGTGGGAACATATTCTTTCATAGGATAAAATTGACCATCTTTGCCCAGATACCATTGCATACAACTTATTTCCATATCTGTAATTGTGTAATCTTTAGCATCATCATTTGGATTTGCTTCAGATTCCCAAAACGTTCTGAAGGACGATTCAAAGTCAATGGTTGTTTGTTCCATATGAAATTCGCACTCTTGCATTCCGCTGTAGATTGCATTTTTATAATAAGTTGAATAAGGCTCAGGCACTTCATCAAACTGCAAAGTTGCCGAGATCATCCAAAAACTGATTAGTGCTGTTTCTATCATATACATTATTTACTGGGGGGTGTTGTAAAATTGTAATGCTACTTAACTTCTGCGTACAAATTACGCAGGTCTTGTTTCATTTGTTCTAACATCTCTTCGTCATCCATAATTGGATTGTCGCCAGTGTTGTTAGTTCTTTTTAGGTCGCCATGTTTTGCTCTTTTGAGCATATAATCTTCTGGATCAGGAAAATTAGGATCAGGTTCATTCTCATAATCTGACTCTTCAGTTTCTTCTTCACTTGGGCCATCCATTTTACCTTGCATTGGATTTAGTCCTGCATTTTTAAGAATTTGCATTAGGGCCATCATTTCCTGTGGATTATCACCTACAATTTGGATTGCTTCTTTAACAATTTCTTTAGGAGCATCAGCATTAACTTTTTTATCCCAAGTTTCTTTGTCTACAACTTGTGGTTCAGAAAGCATATTAACTGCTTTCATGCTGGCACGCATTTGCTCTATTGTATCGTTATGTTCTTTACTGTAATTGCTCATTACCTGCATCCAATATTGGTGACTTTGTATTTACCTCTTTTTTAAACTCACCTGAGTCTCTTTCTCCTGAATCTTTTTCAAATGATACAGGATGATTTTCTCTGCTTTTTGCAATTTCATCCATTAAAGATTTCAGCATACTTTGATTGTATTTGTCGCCTGTTAATTTTTCTTGTGGTACTTCAGGCTTTTCATATTCTGGTGTTGTTAGTATAGGAGCATATTCCTGTTTTACGTTACTAGGGGCAAGATATGTTTCAGTAGGATCATTTGGATTTTTAACTTTCAACATTTCTGGATTCATGTTAAAGTATTCGCACAGATAATTCATTAAAACATCTGCAGTTACAGGGTAATTTAAACTAATTTCAAAGATGTTTACTTCTTTGTTTTGTAATTTTGGGAAGTCTAATGGATGTTCTTGAACCACAGTTTTTTTGACAGCACTAATTTTTGTTGCTTCATATTTTGCCAGTGCCATTTTGATTTTCTTTTTAAAATTTTCTGGTAGTTCGCCGGCAATTTTAACTTTGAATTCAAAAACTTTTTTAGATTCTGTTAAGTATTCTGAAAATAATTTAGCCATATGTTGTTCCTATCAAGTATTTATTATTTCTTTATCAGATTCTTTAATAATTCATTGCGGTCTACAATGGTTCCTGTTGATTCAACAGCGTCTAATTCACCACTATCACGGTCTAATTTGCTCTTTTTTAACTGCAATTCTACCATTTTTAACTTCTTATCAACCTTAGATGCCTTAGCATCAAGGGCAGTCTTAAGGTTTGTACCAGCAACTTCGAATATCCTGCCGGCATATCTTGCCTCTATATTCATACCTAAATCCATCAAATCTGCATACGTTTTCATGGCTTCAGCGGCAATATTGTCCATTTCTTTGTCCATTGCATCTAAACCAATGACTTCCGGTAGAGCGGCATCAATTTTGTCCAAAATAGCATATTGTTTACCGCCTTTTTGTAATTCTTTTTGCTGTTGATCTTGATCTAAATTTGGCATTTCTAGTTGACCTTTTTCATCTTCATTATCATCTGTAACATATTCTTCTTCTATGTCAGCGTCCTTCATTGCTTGTTTTATTTCGGGTAAGTTTAGAAGTTCTTCTAGTTTCTTTGTCATGTTAAGATATTTACTTACGTTTAACCGTGTTTGAAAATATTTCGTGCTCTGTGACTACACGAAATTTTATGCCTTTGCCTTTACTCCATTTGTAAGCGGCCTCCCATTTTGCTTGGTTGATTGCTGATGCTTTTTGTGTATGAATACTTTTACCTTCTTTAGAAAATCCAGTTTGATTACTTGGTTTGATTTCAATAAGTTCTGCTCTGTTTTTTCCTTTTTTGTCTGTGTACACAATAAAAAAATCTGGCCAATACACAGTATTTTTTCCAGTCAAAGGATTGACATAAGGAATCTTTACACTTTCAGATGCCCATTTTGAAATGCTTGGATGATTGTCACAGAACCTCATGAAGGCGGCTTCCCAACTTGATCTATACGTTGGCTTTTTGAGGCCAACATACTTGTCAGGATTTTTCACCTCATATTTGCCTCTAGAATATGCCATGTTAATCTATGATGTTGCGTTTAGCAAAATTATCGGATGCTCTGTCTCTTTTAAATCCGATGAACGATGTGTTTGCTCTGTTTGTGTTCATTATTTCTGCAACCAGTTCAGTTAGTAAAGTTGGGGTTGTATCACGTAAAGCATCTAATACTTTTTGTGGATTTACACCATCATTCTGTGCCTGTTTTAAAATGCTGAAAGTTATTGAATCAGATGCCGCATCTGTAAAGCCGTTACCCTTGAAAAATCCTTTGACTGCATCATGATCACCAACAGCAAATTCATAAGGCTTTGTGTAAAAGCCATCAAAGTATTGAATTGTTGCATCAGTACCGCTGACTTCTTTTTTACTTGGCAAGTTGGTAAAAACATTTCTGGCATTGTTTGCAGTCCTTACTACTCTATTTGGTGCTGGACTACTTGCACTTTGTGGTGCCGCAGATGGAGTAGTAGCAGACTGTGTCGCTGGATTGCTTGTTGTTGCACTTGGTCTGTCGCTATAGACTGCCATTAATATCCACTACCTCCTCCCCCTCCACTGCTATATGTTTGTGTAGCAGTTGTTGTTGGTGTTGCTGTTGCTGTTGTACCAACTGTCGTTGTTGTAGTTGTTGTACTTAATTGTTTTAAAGTTTCTTTATCTATAGTTTGGAAAGTTTTGACAGAATCTTTATCCAATCTAAGTTTCACTACTCCACTGTTTACTAAATTAGGAACCAGAGCCAAAGCCTGTGTTGTATAAACAGATTTTTCATCAGTGGTTAATTTGTTCCATGCAGTTTTATTTTCGTCCAAAGTTTTAGACGTTTCAGCAAGATAGACTGTGTCTCTGGCAAGCCTATCAAGTGCTTCTGTATTTGATGTGTAATATCTTGATGCTTCATCTGGCGTAAGCACAATAAAGCCATCGTTATCCACTGCATATAGATTAGGGCGTGGTTGGAATGTTTGACCACTGACTACTGCGTCTCTCGGTATTGCATCAACTTTCTTCTTTCTTGTGCCTCTTGGAAAATTCATACCTGGAGCAGACCCCGAACCAAACATTGTAAATGCAGTATCTCGCAATATGTCTTTGCCTATACCAATTAGTTCTTCTTTGTATCCTTTTTTATAGTTGTCACGTCTTTTATATAAATTAATTGCACCCAATATTCCGCCAAAAATATTACCCGATTCAAAACTTTTGAACACACTGATTGAACCTGGTATTAAGCCGCCAGGGCCAAAAATTGAATCTGTTCCGCCACCTATTACACTTAATGGTGAAGGTGACCTATCATAGTGTAAAGAAGTAAGGCCTTCTGGCTTATCAGCCGCTCTACTTACTTTACCTTGATTTATTAGTACACCATTGTATGCAACTGTCATTGTTTGTTCTGCAACACTTCCTGTGGCCGACTGATCTAAATCAGCATGGCTGAAGTTAGTTATTTTTGGTTCCATCAAAGTCCACTCAATATAGTTGCCTTTATACAGTTGATAAATTTTGATAGTTTTAATTAAGTTACCGCCAACTTCTGTGTCCATCCCCCATCTATGACTTTCGCCTGTGCGTGAATATCTACTTGGTCTGTCAAATGCCGCCTCAGGATATCTGCCGTCAGCAATATAATATTGGTAATACATTGACCAAAATGCAGTCACAACATCTTTCATATCATCATGAAAAGTCATGTTAATTGGTTGATATGTTATTCTTGTATTGAAATATGTTTTTTTATTATACATATTTCTTTCTTCAACACCAAAGTCATATTTAGGTAACTGCACATTTTTAACAAGCATTCCTAATTCAATTTGTGATGTGTTTAAGAAGTTTGTTGCTTTGTGTTTTGGATTGAGTTCAAACACAACATGATACATGAACGTTGACTTTGGAGCCAACGCAAAATTGTCATCAATATAAAGTCTTGCCGCGTGTTGATAATCCTTGAAACTTGTGTTAGGTAAAAGTTGTGAAAGGAAATTGTTAAGAAAAGACCCCATAGGTCAACTCCTTAACCTGTAGCCGCTGTACCGATTGCTCTACTTACTTGTGTTCCTATGCCAGTACCTCGCGGTGTTTGTATTGCGTTGTCATATTTGACAGTCAATGTAATTAGAACCGGATCACTAGTAGCATAAGCCAAAGTGTTGTAATTAATATTTTGAACGTAACAACCATACAACTCAAATGTTTCTAGTACATTTGCTTCGTTAGCACCATTACCTCCATCTAGTATTTCAATTCTAGATTGGAATTTGTAATCAATACCAGACGCCGCACTTGATTGTTCAAAGAAATCATACTGTTTCTGAATTTGCTCACCGCAAAGTTTAGAAACTGAATTGTTTACATCGTCACGTAAATTAATTGTAATAGGTTCCCAAGTATGTTTACCAGCCATGTACACTCTTGAGTTGTAAACATCTAGTGTAATATCATCAAATGATACTGAAGGTCTTGTAACATCTTGAACTTGTTTTGTTATTTCTGAACGTGGTGTAGATACTCCAAAATTTTCAAGTACCAATCTAAAGCGATACTGAAGTTTTGGCATTAACAGACCTTGCGTATTTGCTGATTGGTCTGACGCTAAAGGTACTGTAAATTTTGAAAGTGTACTAATTGCCATTTTATTCTCCTATTACTTTTTTATTTACCACGATCGGCATTTTTTTATATTCGTACCCTTTAAAGGGCAAATTAGCCAATAAAAAAAAGTGCCTAAGATTTCAATGTCTTAGGCACTTTAAAGTACTATAATTGTGCTATTTCGCCTGTGTTTTTGAGTCTTACTGGTATAAAGATAAACTCAACTGCTTTTACAGGTTCAATTGCTACGTCTACATATAATTCATTACGATCAATTCTAGCCGCTGTGTTATTTGTTTCATCACAAACAACAGCAAAGTCAAATAGTCCTCTTTGTGCCACTAGTTCTAACATGAATGATTCAATTGACTGTTTCAATTCATTTCTAGTAAGTTGATCATTTGGCTCAAATATAAACGGTTTAGCAATTTTGTCTAATTGGTTTCTTACAAAGTTTACAAGTCTAGCAACATTTATTCTGTCTAATGCAGAACTTGCTTCTTGTCTTGTCTTTTGTCCAAACACTGATAGACCAACACCATTAATAAATGTAATTGGGTTGATTCTTGCAGTTGCACAGGCATCTTTCAATGTGTTTGATGTTCCAATAGTTTCAAACTCACCAGTTATTGCATTGATTGTACCAACACCTGATGCATTATCAACTAAACCACGTCTTGTACCTGCTGGTGCAAACCATGGAAATGCTACATCATCATTAAGTGCAATCACTCTTAGTGCCATGTGTGACGGTGGAACAACAACATTGTTTCCTGCTAAGTCACTTGTAAATCCTGATGGATAATAAACACCAGTGAATGAATTATTAGAAGTTAATCCATCTTCGCCGTTAGTTGCGGCAGAGTTTGTATTAAGTCCATAAGCATTAATAGCAGTTGTAGTTGCTTCTAATCTAAATGGAGTATCACCTACAACAAATGCTGTGAATCCTCTATCTGAATTTAATGTTTCCATTTCATCAATAGTTTCTGGATATCCTGGACAAGCAATTACATTAAATTCTCTTTGCTCTTCACGTATTGCTGTGTTAGAAGTTATTGAACTTTGTAGTGCTTTAACAACAACTTGTCTTTGTGCTTTTCTGCCCATAAATGGTGAACCATCTTCTTTGTTACCTGACTGTGTTACCCAAGCATCTTTTTCTGTTGGTAGAGTAGGATAATCAGTTGTGCTAGGGAAATTGGCTCTTGAGAACTTGCTCTTCACAAATTTCTTAACATTGTAACCTGAACGCCTTGTGTTAAACAACAACATTCCTTTTGGATATATTGTTGGATCTGGTGCGTCGATATCTA